TCTAAAAGATACACCAGCATACTTGCCAGTTAATATCTTCATCGCAGCCATCTTTACACCAGACGGATCATTTTGTTCTGGATCAAGATCGAAGTCTTTCTCCATAACCATTTGTTTCTTAAAGAGATCTTTAATTTTCTTCGTTACCATCTTCCGCCACCTTTGTCTTGCCATATAAAAATTCATTCGCACAATGCTCATTGATTTGATCAAGAATCTCTTGCGTGAAATACTTCTCTGGATTCTCTAGAATGTTCTTTTCAAACAACTTGGTTCCATTTGGTAGCTCAAGACGAGTAGATACCTTCTTGATGATACCAAACTTCAGCGCGAGATCCAACAGACCATAATACTTGTCAACACCAGTCTCATAGCGAAGAAGTGTCTCGACAATCTTGTCTGCAATCGTCAAACGGCTCTTTTGTAGCTTGCACTTGACGATGTTACCAACAACCTCGTTGTCCACCTTTTCCTTCTTCTTTGAAAGAAAGACAATCGTGGATGCTGCATATTCAAGACCCGAACCGCCGCCCATCTTCTTGGTTGGCACATATGAGCCAACAACATCATATGTATGATTGGTGACCAGCAAAGCTACCTTGGCTTTACCAAGCTTCAACGTAATGACACGAAAAGCACCACGAATAAGCTGCGCTCTCGTCATGTCTCGGGTATCTTTACCCTCGGTGATATCGGCAATTTCTTTCTCAGTCGAAAGATTGCCAAGAGAGTCAAGAACCATGATCATCGGAGGACGATCAGCTGCTGGAGTCTCCATATACTTGTCAAGGATCTTCACGCATTGTGTGCGGAATTCTTGAATCGTCGTAACTGGAATGATGTGAACACGACGAGCATCGATGTCACGATCAATGAACATTTGCTTCGTCAAGGCGGACTCAGACTCAAAATACATCACACCGCCGTTTGGATTATCGATGAGAAACTGCTTGACCACATTCAACGTATAGAATGTCTTTCCCGTAGCAGGTTCACCAGCAAGTGCTGTGATCTTGTTGTCTGGCAAACCGCCATAAATTGAACCAGACAATAGAGCATTTAGTGCATATGAACCTGTGCCGATATATCCTGTTACGTCGCCAGCTTCAATGCCATCATCAACGAGAGCTGCATATTCATTACCAGCTTCTTTGATTAGATCGGAAAAAATGTTATTCATTCAAAACTCCTTCAAATATATTGTATTTTATATCAACTAAAGAAAGATGTCAAGTCTGAAGCCTCTTCTGTCTTCCATCCAACGCAATCGAGAATGATCTTGATTGGTTCAATGAATGCCTTTTCAAACTGCATATCATAGTCTACGAATTTATGTAGATCGAATTCTTGGGGAAGACGACCGGGATATGAGATGACAGTTTCGTTCACTATGTTTGGTAGCTTCAAATATGTAAAACGTAGCTTTTCACCTTCTTGTATCTTTGGATACTTCTTTGATAGCTGCTTCTTCTCCAAAAGATTGTTATAGATCAACGCGCCCTTGACATGAATTGGCGTACCCTTTTTATAGGTGGATGCGGGATCAGAATATTCTTTTAGTCCATTGACGCCACGAGGAAAAGAGATTTCTTCTGGCGGCAACTTTGAAAACTCCTTGCGGAAATTCTCAATGAAGTTCTGGACATCGCTTTCCGTGCCTTGAAGAATAAGTTCAATCACATCCTTCATTTTCTCGCGAATAGCAGAAGGAGTCGATGACTTGATCATTTCCAGACCCATCACCTTCAACTTTGGCTTTGCATATTGAACGCCTTCATTGTTATAGACGTTCATGATGTAGCGTTTCTTAGCAGTCCAAATTCCACGATCAGCCAATGCTTCTCGCTTCATCTGCATCTTTTGAGCATATGCGTTTACATAGTCAGCAAGATTGTTATAGCTTTGATCAATAAAAGGTTGAATCTTATTTTCACAGATCTTATCCATGAAGGCGATGATTCGTGAAGCTGCTGCTGCTTCAAAACTGTCCGCAAAAGCCCGACGTACAATTTCGTCAAGCGTAAGGTAAATACTGTCTGTATCCGATGCAACGACATAATCAACATTCTCCGTCTTCAACAATTTATTCATATATTCATTGATACGCAATTCAATCCAACGAATAGATAACTGTCCAGCAAGCGTGATTGCTTCGGCAATACGAATATCAAAGAATCGGAAATACTGATTGCCCATCGCACCATAAGCCGAGTTTAGCGAGACTTTCTTAGCCAACTGTAGATTGTTATATCTGGCAATTCGCTTTTCAATCTCATATCTTTCATTCTCATTCTTGCAGGTTTCAAGTTCTTTCTTAGCCTCAATTGCTTTTTTCTTGTACACAGAACGATCATCATACATCTTCTGCATCATCTCTGGAAGAAAGCCATATTTGTCCACGCGAAATAGTTGCTTATTCGGCGTTAGAGTAACTTTCTCTTCCTTGAGATCGGATGTGTTCACCATTTGATTAAGCAATTGATCCACTGTTATCTTTTGCGATAGAATGGAAATCATCTTGTGTGTGTAAGTCTGTGGTTCGACAAGCGTCTCTGGTGAAAGATTGTATTGCATGATTAGATGCGGATATAGACTATTCAAGTCGAAACTTGCCATCCAGTTATGCATACCGACAATTGGATCCTTTACAAAAGCACCTTCATAAGCAGCATTCTTTACATTGTCGTTCTTTGGCGGAATGACGATGTTCTTTGTACGAAGATGATTATAGATGAGTGCATCCCACATGCGAACCTGTGAGAACACATCGTCATAATTGGTCTTGGAATCATATGCGAGAGTGAGTGCCAGTTCAATTAGCTTTAACTTGTCGTCAATCTTTTCAACAAGTTTAACGTCATGAATGTTATACTCTATGAACTTCTGATAGTTCTCGCGATATAGATGATGAAGATTATCATACTCTTCATACGAGATCTTCTTCTCACCAACTTCAATATTGGCAATGTGATTTAGCTTGTATGATTCCTGAGAAGCGCCACCAGGAGCAAACTTGCGATAGAGTTCGATATAGTCCAGAGTAGATAATCCAAGAATATCATAAAATCCCTTCTCGCGACCCATGACTGTATTTGTTCTCTGGCTTACGCGACCCCAAGGAGATAGCGTAGCCATCGCCTTTTCTCCAAGCAATCTGCTAATGCGATTGACAAGATACGGAATATCAAAGAACTTGACACTCCATCCAGTAACAATGTCAGGATAACTCAAAGTCCAGAGTTCAAGGAATCTCTTTAGAAGTTCAACCTCATTTTTGCATTGAAGATATTCGACGCCACCTGGGCAATCAAAATCATTGCATCCTAGAGTAACGTAGCTGCCATCAATCTTGATCGTGATTGCAGTAATCTCTTCACTCGCAACGTTAGGATCTGGAAAACCGTTCTCGGAAGCAACCTCAATATCAAGAAACGCAATATTGATCTTTTCAATATCCCAATCAATATCATTCGGATGAGCATCTGATATGAACGCATACTGATAGTTGGTATTGCCATATATCGTGAATCCGCTGACATCCTTGTACTTGTCAACGAATTCACGACAGTCTCTCAAACCACCAGGACGAACAGTATCCACATAGTCGCCATGCAGAGTTCTGTATTCTGTTGGTTTCTTTGATGGCACATATAGAGTTGGTCTATATTCGATTTTACCTCGAACACGTTTACCATCTCTTACACCACGATAGAGAATATTGTTTCCAAGAACGGAAACGTTTGTGTAAAAATCATTCATCATTATTGAATGATATCATAGAATGATGGATCAAACAAGAAGTGTCTTAGGTGGAGTGATGATTCCGCCAAAGATTGAATTATAGTTGTTGATCATTTCCTTGACTGGCTTTGCTTCATATACGATGCTCTGCTTTGAGATCATGATCGGCTCATTTTCTGCATATGGCATCCATGGCGCCAAACCAATCGATGGTTGCTGTGGATTGGTGCGACTTGGAACAAGTGCAATCAATACAGCGTTCCTTACGGAATAAGAGAGGCCCTTATCTTCAATGTCTCCGATAAGTTCTTCTCCAGTTAGAAGCTTGATGATTTTGATATTAGCCATTATTCGAACTCCACAATATAATCATAAACACCACGTGGAACCCAGCGATATGGGATCAGCATTTCACGACCACGAAAGTCTTCAAAGTCAATGGTCGGGTCAACTTCATATGACCACATTACCCACTTACCATCATACTTGCGTTGCGTAAATTCAACTTTATTCATCATATTCTCCTTATTGTCTATAAACTTTCCAATTTGAAACAGGCATGATACCATATGCTCTACCTATTCTTTTCTTGTAAGTTAGGACAAAGTCTCCTGCTATTGATATACGTCTAGGTTTTAGATCATCCAGCGTTTTGACTGGCATATCGGGAGACCCAGAACCAGAACCCGATGTGTAGTGATATAGCTTACCTGGAAACATGAACATTTGTCCTTCAACGGGATTGAAAAACCATGTAGGACTATTCCACATGTTCCATTTTACAATGTTTGCATTCGTCATACCATGAAATAATTCATTTGGCTTTTCATGAATAGCAAAGTTTACTGGCTTATCCATTCCTTCTGGAATCTGAACATAATATACGAAAGATAGATGAGAATCCTGATGATTGTGATATGGAGTATGAAACTCTGTTATAATGTTCATCCAAGTCTTCACAAGATTCAAATCAAACTCATCGTTTACTTCCATTGTCTTCAAGTACTGAAACGCATTTGAAGCTGCAAAATCAAATAGATCACTTAGCTCATCGTCCAGATGTATGTTGACGTTGCCCGTTGTTTCCATCGAGTATCCATGATCATCCATATGATGAAGAACTCGATTGAAGAAGCGATCCTTGAAATCTTCTTTCTTGTCATAGTGAAATTCTGCGACAAGAGTTGGAAACAAAGGATGTGCAATCATGTCCACAAACTTTTTCTAATATTGATGAGACGAATCAACATTTCAGTTTCTTCAATATCACGATCCATTTCAATCTGTCTGGATTTATCTATGAGTGCTTTATATTCTTCATCTAGCTTTAATGAGCACCAATCCCTTTGAGGAAATCTTGAATAATATTCACTTAATCCAGATTCTTCATCAATATCTTTGCGTGTCAAATAAACTTCTTTCCACCACTTATATAGTACAAGTGTTTCTTTTGCTACTTCGGACTGTGATTTATTATAATCTTCTTCTAAAGCTATTTCCCAATTTAGATATTCTATTCCTTGTTCTGCTGAACGATATCTTTCAAATAGACCACGTTTTCCTTTATTGTCTCCAAAAACAACGTTTAGCCAAGCTTTATCACACTCAACATAATTCACTAATTCATTGAAGATACCATGAAGAATACGACGATCAAGATCATGATAATCTGGTTTTAGTCCAGTATGAAGAATGTTGTATCTATGTGTCGTGCGATACTTTATCGCATAGATTGGTGTTGTCCAACAATTATAGACAAAGCTTGTCCATAGATCATGAATACTGTCTTTGACCGTCACAAAGAAGAAAAACGCAATCGGGCGATTACTTCTTTGTTCTTTTTCCCAAATTCTCCATTGCTCCGAGCTTAGATTTGTGGGCTCTTTTATTGTTTCCAACGCTTTGAACAACTTGTTCATTTTTACGAGTTTCATCCTCATCTCTATTTCCTAATCCTGGATCCTGATAAGTCGTGATCCACATACCAGTATTCTTATCAAATTTTGGATTCTCTATTATAGTACATCTATACTTCTTTGTCAACAAATGAGCCATGCTCTTTGCGCCATTTTCTGAAAAACTGGTGGTAATAATATTTTCTTTTTTCATTGATATTTCGCTATTGCGTCTTTCAATGCATCATCAATATTACGAATAGGAAAAATGTTCTTTAGCTTGTTATTATCAAGTACGCAATTAGATCTTGGTGCTTTAACTGCAGAAAAAAATTCAGCTTCAGTAAACCAATCCTTCTTCATGCTCATCATTTCTACTATTTCGCGCGTTGTCTTGCTACCACCATTTGTAAGATTATAGATTCCCGTCTTTGGTCTTTTCGCGATGAAATGAAATACAACATTAGCTACATCATCAACATGACTCAAGCTATTGCGAAAATCAATTAGCTTTGCATATGTTTGCAGCTTTGTGAGAAAATTCTTTGGATGTTTTTCTGATCCAAATGGCATACGAATACGCAATAGATAAGACTTGTTCATATATGGTGCAAGCAATTTCTGCTCTAGTGCCTTTGACCCACTATAGAAACTGCCATTGTCAAAGTTAAAATTTGGCTCATCTTCTTCTGTAAAATCTTTTTCATATCCCGTATATACACATCCACTTGAAATATGAATGATTGGTGTATTCTTGTTTTCCATCTCAAGTTTCAATGGCCACAATACGTTTCCTGCAATCGTATCTTCTTTATGAATTTCACATGCATCTACATTAGGTGAACCAGTATAGCCAGCTGCATTTACAATGATTGTTGTATCTTTTGGAATACTTTCATTGTGACTCAACCAATAAGCCGGAATGTAGCTCTGATATTGTAGCTTGTTCCAAATTGCTTGACCAATATATCCATGTCCAATTAGAGTAATCATATTTTTAATAACTCCGGATGATGTTGTGGTATTTCTTTGCTAATAACTTCATCTAGTCTTTTCTTTTCCATCTCGTATGTTCTTTTTCTTAGCTCGGAAGAACCATATATGTGTTGTCTCTTATGATAATGCAATTCAACTCCATTGTCAATACACCATTGCTTGCCAGTAAAATCTCTATTCAAATATTCATCGCTTAGAAATCTAATATGAATTGTTTGCGTCATCAATAACTGAAGTAGATCAAATTCTGTTTCATACACAAGAATTTCATCAACATATTTACATGCCTGTAGCTGAACATATCTTTCATAGATGCTTTGAATTGGCTTGTTTTTTGATCCCGGCCTATCTATTGTTGGATCAACTTGAAGTGCAACTTTTAAATAATCACACAACTCTTTTTCCATTTTTAGCATTGTTACATGACCAGCGTGTAACAAATCAAAGCTACTGCAATTGAATCCTATTTTCATGATTCTTCATCCATTCTATAGTTTCATCCAATCCTTCTACAAGACTATGACGAGGTTTCCAATCAAATTCAGTCTTCATTGTATCTATTGACATTGAATATCTCGCATCATGTCCAGGACGATCATTTACATATTCTATCAATGATTCATCAGCGTTCATTTTTGCAAGAATATGACGAACAAGATCAATGTTTCTTATCTCATTCTCACCGCCAATACAATATCTTTGATGTATTTGTCCATTCTGCATTATGAGATATATTGCCTCAACTGCGTCTTTTACATATATCCAATCACGAACTTGACTACCTGTTCCATATACGGGAATCTTCTTTTTTTGCATTATGCGAGAAATAGTTAGTGGTATAAACTTTTCACTATGTTGCCATGGACCATAATTATTTGATGAATTGATTATGATATATGGTAGCTTATATGTATTACCATATGACATGACAAAGTGTTCAGCTGCTGCTTTGCTAGCAGAGTATGGATTCCGTGGATTGATATTTGAAAACTCATTAAACTTTCTTGGATAAACTACTTCCCCAAATACTTCATCTGTTGATATCTGAATAAACTTTTTCACATTGTACTTCAATGCTAAATCAAGAAGATTGATGGTGCCTATAATATTTGATTGCACAAAAGGAGAACAATCCTTGATTGATCTATCAACATGACTCTCTGCGGCAAAATGAACTATACAAGAAAAATGATGCTCTTTGAAAACTTGTTCAAGATCTTCCTTGTCTGATATATCAACACAATACGTCGGTGTCTTCATAACATTAACAAGTTCATGTGAATTACTAGCATAAGTGAACTTGTCAACAACAATAATTTGTGCATTTGATACATCAAGCATATATTTTACAAAGTTAATGCCGATAAATCCAGCACCACCAGTTACAAGAATCTTATTCATTTATACGCCAGCATTTTTAGAACACATCCACGAGCAGGTTCTGGATTTCTCATATCAGGAACACGTATCATGTTTGTAAATCCAGCACGACTTAAATACTTTCTTAGCTTTTCCTCATTAAATCCATTAATGTGGCCCATACCAGGAATCTTATGATCAGTCTCATGAACCCATCCCGCATAGATAACTTCCATTGCATCTTCAAATGGGTCTTTGTTCT